CTGTCCTACAACTGGATCGCCAATAGCACTTGTTAAACCCAAACCACTTACTGTTTCGTTAGTATCTTGTTCAAGTGATATAGTTCCCAAAGCAGAAGTTCCTTGTACTCCTGTTGGTGAAACTGTAGCAAACGCTGTTGTAGTGACTGAGCCAACGTTACTTGATACGCTTACACCTGTAACTGAAACGTCTGCATTAGCTTGTGTTGTACTTGATCCTACAGCACTTGTTACTGATACTCCAGTAGCCTCTACTGAATATCTTTCACCCCAAGCTCTTCCATTCCAAACACCTCTTCCCCAACCTGTATTAATTAAAAATTCCGTGGGTATGGTTATAGCTCCGATTGCAGTAGAGGAGCTTACTCCAGTAACTGTTTCTATTCTTCCTAAACCAACACTAGATGAACCTATTGAAGAACTTACAGAAACACCTGTAACTGTAAAAGGGTCTACAGCTATACCAGAAGTTACTGTTCCTACATTACTAGAAGCAGATACTCCAGTAACTGTGACTGTACAAGTTCCTGTTACAGTAGTCGAACCGACTGCACCTGTTGAAGAAACGCCAGTAGGTGTTTGGTCAACATCCGATTGTTTATTCCAAGCGTTTTGCCCCCAGGAGGCTTCACCCCAAGCGTTAGCCATTTTTTATTCCTATGCTATTCTTAAAATAGCATTTGATGCGTCAGCAGTTGGAAACTGTATTGTAAATGTACCTGAAGTAGCTGTTTTATCTCCACCAAAATCTAAAACTGCAACTGCTGGATCACCAGTAGCTGAGTCGTTATAGATTAAAGCACCTCTTGCTGTAAGTGTAACACCTACGAAAGATAAATCTGCAAAATCCACGACAGCAGTATCAGTGCTTAAAACTGGTGTAACAGCAGCTAGAGCTTTTCCAGTTGCTGAATAACCTGATGGTGAACTTACTTCGTTATCAGATGTATAAGATGTTGTTGACTTACCAAGAGTTGCACTTGATGTATACATACTTAATTTAAAAGTGTTTCCACCAGGATTAGTAAAGTTATGAGTTCCTTTTAAAACATCTCTTTTAAATACGTTTGCTACTACACTTGTTGTTATTGCCATATTTTACTCCTTTAAGTTATGGAGATGGTGAGGGTATGGGCATTCTCATCACTCCGTCATCATATTCAGAACGTCTACGTCTTCCAGTTTGTTGTATCATAAACGCCTGTATCTCTTCATTATACTTACTTTGATATAGTTTGTACATATCCATAGGACCTTTTAAATAACTAAAACATTCTGTTAACACACCATGTAATAATAAAGATTCTTGAAATTTAGATAAAAATGTTTGATTTGTTGAACTAAAGTGAGGTGGATTTTTTATATAATTCATTTGTATGTCATAGACTTGATCTGGAACAGGTGCTAATAAAAAAACATTTTCATTCCAGTTAGCATAATATTTTGGTTGTCCCGTTGCATCAGTAGGATTAAATTCAGCTATAAAAGAGGTATCTCTTTTTTCTAAAAAATCTCTTGTTCCTGAATTAATAATTTGTATAGACCTTATAACTAAAATATCGTCTGGAGTATTTAAAAATCTTTGACTTGCGGTTGTAGATGCTAATACATATTTTCTTATATCATCGTAATCTACTTTGCCAGCAATGTCTAATTCAATGTTTCTAATAAATTGATCTAGTATTGTATCAGACAAAACATTAGAATCTACTTCTGTATAATTACGAATTTGTGTTAAAAAAGCAGAATGTGTTATACTCATGATATCACCACATCAACAGAACCTAAAAATGTTGTTACCTCAACTGCTGTAAGTTTTGTTCCTAATATATTGTCACTAGTATCAGGAGACATACTTGCTCCACCTGTAATACCAGAGTCCCCAGTTGAAGAGAAAAAACCGTTACTTATGTAAAGTATAAAATCTTTATTATCATCTTTTTGTCTTGGCCTAGCATTAGCTAGAGCCACAGCATCTGCTTTTATGTGCTTCCTTCTTATTTGTGGATGTTTAGGTTCAAACTCTGATTTATGTACGAATGAACCATTCCACTCTGTAACCATTTCTCTGTAAGGAAAAGCCATTCCAGATCTATCAGATATTGCTTTTGCGTATTTACCTCTTGCGTAAGCCATTATGCACCTTGTGGATAATAAGTTTGTGGAGTAATATACACAGAAGTTCTTTGACCATCTTCTGTTAATGCTCTTTGTAATTCATCTTCATACACTAATTTAGTGGTTTGCACTAATTGTGGTGCTCTTTTCATACTTAAATAGTAGGCAAGACCAGCCACCATACATGGAATGAATCTAAAAACCACGTCAGCTTGATTAGTATATAAACCTGCATCCTCTATCCTTTTTAAATAATAATATTTTAAATACGTGTATGTTGATGCATCTGGTGTCTGATACAAAGTAATTTTTGGTGTAGTTTGTCTATCGACAAAATACTGACTTGGTTGACCTTGTGATCCTTTATTAGGTAGTGCTGCATATTCACTTCTTGATATTTTAGTTAGAGACACTTCGTTTGTTGAAGTTGTAAGTCCCGTAGTAGTGCTTATGTAAGCTTCTAATATATCGTTTGCATCGCTTGGTGCATCGTATGTTCTCGTTCCCGCTGTCAACAGTTGTTCTTGCAGGCTTACTTTCCAAAGATGCACTCCTCGGTTTCCCCATTCGCTGAAAAGAATATTTAAACTTCTTCTTGCTGATTTTAAATCATACCCACTATTTGTGCGTACTCCACATCTTTCATAGGCCTCCTGAATTATGTCGTCTATATTTAAATCGAATGAAGTTGTCCCTGATGTAGCCATATATCATCCTAACCTTTAAAAATTTTGTTTGGGTCCTTAACACCTTTGATTGCTATACCACCAAATCTTCTTTTTGTGATACCACCTGTTTTTAAACCTGGTAAACCTTTTGCTTTGTTTTCAGCTTCTAAAGATTTGTTTTCTGCTAGTTGTTTAGCTATTGTAACATTTTGTTTATTTAATTCATTTAAATATTTTGTTAAAGAACTTTTTTTATTTGGGTCATAACCTTTTTTAATTAAATCTTCTCTTGTTACAGCAGCTTTTAATTTACCTGTTTTTTTATCGGTAAAAACTGGGGTTAAATTTGACCCTTTAAATAAATCTTTAGCATCTTGTATGTTTTTTGTTTTTTGTATTTGACTATAAGTAGGTAAATTAGTTTTTAATTTAACATTGTTTTTTTTAACTTTTGATGTATTTTTTTGTATTAAATTTTTACTGCTAAAATTTGTTCTGTTTCTATCTTTTTTTTCTTTAGCTTTTTTTTGTGATTTTTCAACTGCTTTACTAAACTGATTGCTTTTTTCAACAATTTTCTTTTTTTTATCTTGAGGTCCTTTAAACACAGTCGGTTCTGGAGAACCTTTAGGTCTTGCTCCTTTACCACGTTGTTCTACTGGTTTTGTACCACTCGCTAAAAACTTTTTAAAATCAAATCCCATTTTGTCCTCCTAACTTGAACCTTTTGTTAAACCGCCTCGTATTGCAGCACCCATACCTTTTACCATAAATTTACCTGTGCCTGCTTCTGCTGTTTTAGGTTTTTTGCCTTTAGTTGCTGCTGCTATTCTATCAGCATGAGTGGGATTAGGGTTATTATCTACACCATATTTTACAGACAACATTCCAAAATCAACTAAGTCTCCTTTAGCAACATCAATTTTTTTAACTTTTGGTTTTTTAGGTTTTTTATTTTTATTCATTCTCTCAAAATAAGCCCTTGTATAATCTCCTTTTTTGTAAGGTTCTGTTCCAAAAGCGGGACCTGATACACCAGTAGGAAAAGGTTTTTTTTTATCAGTCATCACAAAACTCCATTATAATATTTATCTGCTATACCACCTTTAAAGGCTGTAAATGTTTTAACATTTGTTGGCTTACCACCAACACCTTGAGCTTTTGCTCTTTTTCTGCTCACTGCACTTTTTCTTTGTCCTTCTGTCATTCTTCTAGCTTTTGCTAGTGGTACACATTTAGGATACTTTCTCTTGGCATCTGCTTTTTGTTTACTTCGTCCACACTTAGAATAACTACCGTCTTTTTTCTTACTGCCAATGTCTACCCACTTTTGAGCAAACCATTTCTTTAATCCTGACACTTACACCATACCTTTGTAATAAGCTATTGCTGATGCGTTGGTAAAACTTTCATCACCGTCAATATTTATTTCTAAATAAGAACCTGTTCCTTGTGGGGTCATGCCACCTAGTGCCATACCCTGTGTTTCTTTTTTAGTTATACCAGATGCTTTTTTATCTTCTGGCATATTATCTTTTTTATTCATGGATTGGTACTTAGCCATACCTGCTAAACCAAACGCTGGTAATAAAGCTCCTTTACCTCTGATATCATCTTTAAATATCATAGCTGCACCTAACCCTGCTTTTTTAACTTTCATAACGCCTCCTGTTTTGTTACCAAATATTTTGTCTAAATACACCGTGCCTTGAATTGTTACACCTTTACCTGACATCGAACCACTAAATGGATTACTTTTTTTTGTTTTTGTAACAGTAGCACCAAAATTACCCTTGCCTGTGTTATATCTTACAGATAAATCTTTATCTGTTGTTTTTTGGTTATAAAAATTATCTGTTATTTTATTTTTTCTATAACCTACACTTAAATCTAGATTACTTTTTTTTATACCTAATCTAACTTTTTTTGTTTTTTCTGTTGTTTTACTATTTTCATTTTTTGCTTGACGTTGATCTGTTAAAACAGAAACATAAGGTCTTAATTTATCTCTTTTTTTAATTAATAATCTACTTTCTGGTTTTTTCATAAAGTCACCATCTTTTGCTTTCTTTGGTCCTTTAAAATCTTTTCTTTTAACACCACTTGGGTCTTTAATTTTTCCCGCACATATTTTAGATGCATACGCATTAGCATAGGCACTAGGGTAGACCTTAAATTTTCTTTTGGCTGCTGCTTTTCCTCTTGCACATAATTTTGTCATAATAACTCCTAGTTTTATTTTAAACCTTCACGTTTCATATGTCTATACTCTACGCTTTTTTCTGCCTGCACAATGTGCTTTCTCACTAAATCCTTTTGGTCTTTTACAATTTATTTTACTTTTTCTTTTTTTAGACCACTT